TCGGTATAACCTTCAATCCTTGTTGGTTCTGCAAGAACATACAGTTCCTTTAATAGTTTTTTTAGAATTTTAATTTCAGCTTGGTTAAGTTCATAACCTTCTTTTAGAGTTTCATGGAAACTTTCTGCTTCTATAATCTCTGCTTTAAGTTCTAAAATTTCATGTTCTAAACCATTTCCGCTATTTTGAAGGTGTTTTAGTTTTGCAAGTTTTGCTTGATATTTTAATTTACCAGCTTCTTCCGTAGCCGCTGCTCTTAGTCGACCTTCAAGAAATCCTTTTAAGGTTTTGATTTTTTCCCAAGGCGTACAGCCTATGACTTGGTATCGGTAATTGAATTCTGTGTTAAATTTTTGTGCCATAATTATTTATCCGTATGAACATGCCGCACCCATGTTCCTATCCGTTCCAACTCCTGTAACATCCGTTCCTACTACTCCAACATTGGAAACTAAATTAGTCATTGAAACATATGGTGATCCACCACCAATATTACCAAATCCAAATATTCCTTTATCCTGTCCATACTCACATGCCCCTGGATAATCTCTACCTGTTCCTACTGCTGAAACATCGGTTGCTACGACTCCAGTATTGGAGACTAAATTGGTTACTCCAGTAGCAGCACCAGTAGTACCAAAGCCGAATATTCCTTTATCTTTATTGGTGCCATAACTACATGCTTCGCCTAGCCGTCTAGCAGTTCCTACTGCTGCTGTATCGGATGCCACCACTCCTGTATTTGAAACTAGATTGCTTAACGCAGTATAATATGGAGATGAGGCAGTAAAACCAAATCCAAATATTCCTTTATCCTCTCCGTATTCACATGCCATTATACCAGACCTAGCCGTTCCTACTCCTGTAACATCTGTTCCTACTACTCCAGTATTTGAAACTAGGTTGGTCATTGAAACTCTACCACTAGTATGACCAAACCCAAAAATTCCTTTATCTCCACCATATTCGCATGCCGCTAGACCATGCCTAGCAGATCCTACTCCTGTTGTATCCGTTGCTATGACTCCAGAACTGCTTACCAAATTGGACATTGAAACATTACTACCAGTAGTACCATAACCAAATATTCCTTTATCTCCACCATATTCGGTTCCATTCATTTCATCCCTAGCCGTTCCCACACCAGTAACGTCTGTCGCTACGACTCCAGCATCTGAAACTAAATTAGACATTGAAAGATAACCACTAGCATCAAGACCATAACCAAAAATTCCATTATCATTGGGTTTATTTGGCACATCATCAGTAACGGCTTTATCAAGAATAGGCATCCAACCTTCCGTTGTGTCTATATAAACAATATGAAGAACTTGGTCATCTGTACTGTATTCTATAGTGTAAGTGTCATCTTTGCCTTGATAGTTCAAACCATTGGGATCGATCGATATAGCATTCGTTCCCCAAGTTCCATCATAGTCAGTAAACATAATTTCATCTCCAACCGAAGCCGAAGCTGGTAACGTAATGGTGCATGCGTTTGAACTTGTATCAATAGGATAACCATTTCCAGCGACTGCTGTTAAGGTTGAACCTGTTGTTACGGATTGCCAATCTAATCCACCACCAGCCGCATCTTCAAAAGCTGGAGCTGCACCAGCACCAGCCGAAGTTAAAACTTGTCCGTCTGTTCCTGTTGCTACCGCTACTGGATCACCGCTTGCATCGTAAGAAATTATATTGCCATCAGTTCCTCCAGCCATATAAGCTAAAGTAATAGAATTGTCTTTGATAGAAACTGCTCCTGAAGATACATCAAAATCTCCTGAAGCGAAACTTGCCACTCCTTTATTACTTGTTGAGGCATCTTCACCAGAAATAGTAACTGTATCTGTAGCTGTTACCGCAGTATCAATACCTTCTCCAGCAGCAACAACCATTGTATTTCCGTCTGCTATTGTTTGAGTTGATGAACCATCGGATAATGTAAAATTACTCATTAAAGTAGTATCGGCATCAGGTAGTGTGTAAGTTCTTGTTGTTGAAGTCGTAATTGAAGCACAGGAAAACTGAGCTTTTTTACTGGTGTCAGAATTATTTTGTAAGGTAAAGTTATCGTCATCAATGGTCGTTAACGTACCAGCCGTTATGCCATCTATTTGAGTTTGAAGGGCAGACGTTACTCCGCTTACATATCCTAATTCGGTATCAGTGGTTGCCGATACTGCAATTTTTTGCGAACTATTTGAAACAACGGCTCTACTTGCCGTTAAGGATTCTGTGTCTATGGTTGTAGCCGAACCTGTAATCGTTGCTTGTTTGGCATCTAATTGAGTTTGAATATTTGAAGAAACATCATCTAAATATCCTACTTCCGTTGAGGTAACTGCACTTACTGAAACATCTCCGCTGCCATCAGAAACTAAAGCTCTTGATACAGTAAGATCCTCCATTTTGGAAAATTCTATGGCTGCATCACTTTTAATATCCGCATTAACAATAGTATCGTCAATAATAACTGGAGGTACAGAAGTATTTGTTGCACTTAATATTCCGATATAAACCGAAGTAATTGCTCCTGAAGTTAAACTGCCTGAATCCCAAGTTACATTAACAGTCGTATTGGTAGAAAAGGAAGTGCTGGCAATAGTACCATATAAAGTTGAAGCCGTATCAACAATTTGGATTCTACGTTTCGCATGATAAATCGCAGTTACATCCGAACCATCAATGGTAAAAGCTGTTCCTGAAACATACGTTGCGGTATAAGATCCTGAACCGTCTCCATATTCAATCCATTGAGCATCGTTAAACCAATCCCTAGTATTTTTCATTAATGCTCTAATGGCATTATTTAAGTTGCTAGGAAGCATCCCTTCGCCAACATTAATTGTATTTAAGGATGTGTTACTAGCTTGGGTTGTTGAATAATCTTTTATGTTTGTTGCCATTTAATTTTCTAATCTATAAACCATGTGAACGCTTTAGCGTTCTCATCATTATTTTTATTTATTAAAGTATTCACCGCTTCTTCAATTTGTCTTTGAAAGAACTCCTGGTGTTCCATGCTATAACGCACATTTTCTATATTAATATCTTTAGCCATTATCTTTGTCCTGCCCTACTTGCAATAAAATCAACTCCCTGTGCATGAGTCCAAGTTGAACCTGCTGCAATTTTAACATTCGCCCTAACGTATCTTCCTGATTGTCTAACAGGAACGGTTCCACTTGTTACCATAGAACTATAAGAAGATGTTGATGCACTATTGGCTAATCGTTCCCTTGTTGTAATGGCAACGGTAGCCGTTGCATCTACAATGGGTCTGACTTCCGTTATATCCGATCTTAAACCAGGAAACAACTCTATTTCACTTGTTTCTATTTCAACTTCATTACTATTACCAGAAAAAATAGCTGCCTTGTTGTCTCCATTAACCGCACCTAAATACCTTTGGCCTCCCAACCAAAAATCAGTATCCAAAGCAATATTAATATTATCTATACTGGAATCAATTAAATCCATTGTTTCAACGGTATAAGCTCCAACGAATTGAGAAAAAATGGTACTAGCTGACGCATTAGCAAAAGACCATTTTTCGGTAACATAATTATAAATTAAAAGTTTATCACAAATTCCAGTCGTATTGGCAGCATTATCAGCACTAGGATAAAGCCAAACAGCTAATGTATTAAAAGGATCAACCGCAGCCACAATTCTGTCGGAAAAGGCTTTATCTAAATCTATATCAAAAAAACGATTAACTTTTTCAGCTCCAATGGGTTTAATGTTGTCGCCTTGAATTTCAAAGAAACCGTCATCAGCATAAAAGAAAACCCTTCGATTATCTTGACAAACTGTTTTTCCATAAACCGCACCCCTATTAGGAGATACTACAGAAAATCTAAAGATAGTTGTTCCACCCACATAGTCCATACGAATGATTTGGTTTTGTCTAAATACATAACCATACTCTCCAGAAGTAATGGCCACAATCTGTCCGCCTGAACCTGGTATATCTTGGCTGTCAGCTTGTTTTGATCCTGCTGTCCAAGTGGTAATATCATTAATGCCTGACCATTGAACTCTATTGGTCGCACTACTAATATTTCCTGTTACTAAAAAATCTCTAATGACTCCTGACACTCTAAATAAAGGTGGAGTGCCATCGGAAGCAATCGCTGAAAGATTAGCAAAGTTTGTTGATGTTCCCATTAAATAATACTGAGGAGTATCCACACCATTGCTTACAATTAAATAATCGCCAAATTGCGTAAAGGTAATAAAATCGGTAGCCGATCCTAATAAGGGAGTACCACCAACAAAATCAGTAACAGCAAGTCTAGTAGTATCAGAAGAAGTAACAGTAAGGTTATCTCTACCTACTGCAGCTCTAGTGACAGTCACTACATTTGCTGCTGGATTAACTGCTGAAAAATCAGCATGAGCATTAATACAGGTATAAATATTATCTGCTGTAGTATCATTATCAGTTTCAGTTTTAAATTCATCTGTTCCAGCAGTTCCTGTTGTAGAAGTAAATGTAACTGCTGTTCCAGCATTAGTTGTTAGAACAATAGTTGAACCAGTTACTATGTTTGCATAATCAGTAACTGTAATGGTACAGGTTGCGTAAGAATTATTTAATAATTTTCCCCCAGCTCCTCTGTCGGCAAAAGCTCCTGACGATAATTGATAAATAGTATCTTTCGTTGAAGCAAAATTGTAACTGGTATTGTCGGTTGATCGAAAAGAACCAGCTCCTTTTGATAAATCCGCAATAGCGTTGGTACTATAAGCTGTTAAAGAAGGAAAAGGTTTATAACTCCTAGCTGCAAAATAAACATTCTTTGCTGTATTTGCACCAGGGTTCATAAATTTAGGTTGATCTGGTAGCCATTCTCCGAAAGGTAATTGCATTATTTCCTCTAAGTATTGTTTGATATAACAGTAGTTCTATCTACAAAAGGTGAACGAACCGTAACATCGGATCTAGCCTGTAAAGGTGTTCCACTCCAAGCATCTTCTTTATCGTTTCTTTCTAATCGTTCCATGTTAGTTGCATAAAGCTGAGACCAATTTTGTAATTTAGAAGGTTCTATACCCCCTAAAAAATTAGCCGCATGATAAAGCGATCCATACAAATAAATGCCTGGATGATTAGTTAAAATGTAATTGGTTGTTGTTGAGTCGGACAAAGCATCTATCGCTTTATAATAATTAATGGTTGAAGTGTAGGTTCCGTCTGGTGTAGGTGCGAATCTAAAGTTATCTCCTAATATTGTATAAACACTAGGTCTTCCAGAGGTACTTCCCCCTTTAATTTGATCCATTTGTGTTGGAGCCATGTAGGTTAAAGAATATTTTGCCGATCCAGAAACAATATAAAAATCTCTGACCTGTAAAAATCCTGTGGGTAATGTTTCTAATTCAGAATCAATAGTAAAAGAAGTATCAGAAGTAAGCATCTTTCTAATTCTTAATTTAGAATTATATTCTGATTCAACTAATTTAATAAAATCATCAGAAATCTCATCGGTTAAATCAGAACGATTTAGCCAGTTCGCTATGGATGTTTTTAATTCTGCGTAAGTTGATAGTGCCATTTTAATATTTTTTTAAACCTTTAATTTTTAAAAGTTTCCTTAACTCATCGACCTCAAATAAATCACCGCTACCTGGTGGATATTCAATTAAATTTTCTTCATATTGGGGGTCTCCACTATCTGCTTCAGAACTAGCAACAAGATGGTTAAATTTTTTTACCGTTTCTTCTTCTTTTTTAGTTAGACCTCTTTTTGATTTTAGTGCCATTATATGCTCCTTCTTAATCTTCTTAGTGTTAAGGCCAGTCTAGCCCTTTTTCCTAGCT